TACAGTTACAACACCTAGGTTAGCAACATCGTAGCCAGTAACAATGCTGTAACGATTTTGATCGTTAGTACCAGAAGTGAAACGATCAAACCCGGCTGTGACACCAACCTTGCCAAAAGATTGACCAACAGTCAAACCATAACCATCACGGTCAGTACCTGCATAATCACGAGTACCTGTTACACCTACTTCTAAAGCAGATACCGACATTGCGGTTACTGCTAAGATTGTTGCTATTGCAATTTTCTTCATTTTTAATTCCTTTAAATGTATGACTAATCTAGTCATGTGCAATTATATAGTATCTTTACTTAGAAGTCAAGCACAAAAAAGGCATAAATATATTTGAGACTTCTTAAAGCAATTCTTTCGCTGTTAAGCCTTATATGCCAATATTATATTGGGAGTAAGTTGATCTAAGTAGTTTCCAAATAAAATCATTTATAAGGAAACTATTATGAGAAAAACTATTCTCGCAGGCGCCATCGGTGTCTTATTACTAACTGGCTGTGCATCTGACAACTATCAACAATACGCCCGAACTCAAGAAAACATTGCTCTTGCAAGGGCAGAAGCAGAAATTGCTCGATACAAAGCATTAGAAGCTATTGCCAATTCAGGTGATACTACAGCTCGAGTAGCCGCGGTAATTGCACTACAACAAGGTTCTCCACAAAACAACAGTCCTAGAGTTGAACAACCCACTAGCACCGGTGACACGGCTTTACGTTGGGCTAGTGTAATTGTGCCCAGCCTTACTCAAATTTACGGTATTGGAAAAAGCACTGATCTTGCCATAGTCAACAGTAACAATAATAAAGACATTTCTATTAACACTAACCAAACTATGTTAGGGTTTGGTAAACTTATTGTTGATCCAATTGTTGGCACAGGCGACGACGTCCTTCTGTACCCACAATAAAGAAAAGCACCCGAGGGTGCTTTCTGGTAATTTCTGTTACGAGGTATTTCCTACCCTAAGCAGTGTTTAGGCTGCTAATGCGTATTCGCTTGAATTTGCGTTTACTTGATTTGCTTGATTTACGGTCATCGCCTACCGTGTTGCCGTCTCCATTATCTCACCCTGTCGAAACCATGTCAGGCCCATCATAAGAATACTATTTTTCAATTTTGTGATAAACACGAACATTATTATTGTACATATAAACAACCCAGCATACGCTTACAATTATCGTTATAGTAGCAAAAATTAATCCTTTAATCATTTTAATTTCCTTATGGTGGACCTGGCGGGAGTCGAACCCGCGTCCAGAATGCCTTCACTTTGAAGGGATTACAACAATTCCTTAAGCAGGCTGAATATTGCTAGCCTGTTGTCCTTTCATACCCATTGTGACTTCAAATCTTACGCTCTGACCTTCTTGTAGACTTTTGAAGCCACCTGAATTAATCTGAGAGAAATGAGCAAAAAGGTCTGCTCCGCCGCTATCCGGTGTAATGAATCCAAAACCTTTGGCGTCGTTAAACCATTTTACTTTTCCTGTTACCATTGTTACTTTTTCCTAATTTAAAATACCTCATTTACGTTGAGGTGTTAACGGGTTGAATACAACCATTTACATAAGAAAGTGTATAGCTAAAAGAATAGTAACAAGAATTACTACAATTACGTCACACACTTTCATTAATTATTTCTTACGTGTTGAAGCCCGTTTAGCCATAGCTTTAACTGTCTTTGGCTTTGGTGGCTTTTTGCCTTTTAAGATTTGACTAACTCGTCTAGGGCTTGGCATATCTTACTTGCGCTTTTTAATAATTCTACGTGCAGTAGCTTTGATACTGCGTGGATGATGAGCTCTAAATTTAGCCATTATTTGCTCCTTTTAAGGGCACGTTTTGCCGCACGAACTGCACGGACTTTTTGAGAGTATTGTCTTGCCATTTTAATTCCTTTATTAAAAGTTGCTTACATATCTATATTTATAACAGATCTAAGCAAAGATGTCAACCTCTGATTTGCTTGTTTCTTTGGTTTTTTCTGGGCGAATTGGTTCTAACCAAGTATCGGGTATGTAGGCCTGCGGAGATACACCAAGCAATGTAGATAAGTCTTCTGCTTCTATCCACCAATAATGATCTGTTACTGCACACTTACAGGGCATAGTTCTAAATTCAAACAGTTCACCTTGCTCAAACTTTCCAATATATTCTTTTACCTTAACAACACGCCCTATGTTTTCAGGCCGTATAGAATATATAATACGAGCTAGATCACCTTGCTTACATTTCATCTTTTGCCTTGTTCATTTCGTATTTCATTACCAGAGCAGTAACATCTTCTACTTTGCACAACCAACCATTTGCGTTTACAATAAACACATCCCCTGGTTTGTATAAGTGACTGCTCTTAGGCGTGCCGTCACGGCTTACACCCATAACTTCACCTTCCCATTCACCTTCGACTCTAAAGTTGTCGCCTACTTGATTTATGTTATATTCAACCCAAAGCATTTATTCCGTCCAATATGTTATTAATGTTCCAGTACAGTGACTTTTCTATGTTAATGTTTAATCCGCTGTGCATCTTATAATATATAGCAAGTTTGTTCTGATACTCTAATTTATTCTTATCGTATCTATCTTTGTTATAAAAATGAACTCCGGGTATCAAGGATCCACCCCATGCTCTATAATTTATTACAGCAGCATGACCAAATTGTGTTTCAATGTCGTTTAGTGATTTAAAAGTCTTAGTCCATTCGATATTTTCAGAACACTGTTCTGTTTTAAATCGTATAACTTGTAGCGTAGGTTTATGGTAAAATAATCTTAAGGGTGCTATCCTAGCATTGCCCACAACTACTTCCCAAGTATTGTAGTATCTGTTCCATGCTTGTGTTAACGGAAACTCTATAGTTCCGTTATTTCTTAAATGGTCACTTAACCAAAATATCTTTGCAACTGCATCAATAAACGGATAAGAGGATTGTGCCTCTGTCCAATCACTTTCTGAATATACATTTGAAAAACGTTGTTCCCAATCGTGTAACCTTGCAAGCTCAAACTCGTCACAGCTTCTAACATTAATAGATTGACTTATTTGTTCTACTACTGTAGATCTATCTGCTTCTACTAGTCCTAAAATTTCATTTTGATTTAATGACTGAAAAAAGATATCAGCCATCCTAATCTTATCAACATCATGCCCGTGTCTAAGATAGGGTAACGGTTTTACTGAATTGATAAGTTTAATATCTTCAGTACGATATAAAAAAGACATTAGACTCCGCTGGCTAATACAATTTTACAAATGTGTTCTAAACGCTCAATATGTTCGTAAGCACGCCATGGAGTACTGTCAATAGCAACTACACCATGTCCTTTAATACCTACAATGTCGTAAGCAATATTTCCATCTTTGTCTAATTTTAAATTGCGATGACAAGCGTCACCTAGTTCCTGACTGATAGGAGGCACATCACCAACATTAGGTGCTACCTTTGTATATCTGCTAAGTTCTGGAAAGTCATCTACAATAGTGCTTAAATCAATTCCGGCATGCATGGCAGCAACACAATAAGTAGGATGAACGTGTACAACAACTCTAACATCGTTTTTATGCTGTCCTAGTTCTTTTTGCAGTCCAAAATGTAAAGGCATCTCGCCGCTAGGTTCAAGATTGCCGCTTAGGTCAGTTTGCTCAATAACTTCCCAATTATAATTAAAAACAGCAGAACCTACTCCACTGTTAATTGTGCGCCAGATTTTAATTTTTTTAAACATTTCTGGCTGCATGTTTTGTTTGCGTACACCACTAGGTGTGACATAAAAATGATCACGATCGTGATGACGAATAGAAATGTTACCATCTCTACTGGTAATCCAATTACGCTTGTAAGCGTCTACTAAAATATCGCAACAAGTTTCTAACATGTTTTTCCTTTACCAATGTCTTACAACACCTGCTATAATAAATGCGTTAGTGATAAGATAGGCAAGTACGATTAAAGTTCGTATGACAGCAATTCTGTCTGCTTCTTTATCGCTCTTGCCTGTTTTCTCACCTAGAGCTTTTGCCCAAAGACGCCACATATTACATTGCGTTTTTCTTCTCTTGTATTTCCATACGTCGAGACTTAGTTAGTTTACCTAATTCGCCAAGTGCTTTACGAGCCCGTGCTGCCGCAGCTTTTACATTTTTATTTTCAAAAGCTTCTGCTTCTTTAATGTATACGTTAAATGCTAATACAATTTCGTCATGAATTGTGTTTGTTACTTCTGTCATGGCCTTTTCTCCTTATATATGAATGCCTGTTGTTTGTGCTGTGTATTGTTTTGCAATATCGTCTTGAGTTTTTGCAACACAGCTTACTGAACCTTTGCGAAGTGTGAACTTTGCATCAGGTGATACTGAGAACATAAATGGTGCTAGTCCCAGTCCTTGTTGTCCCATGATAAGAACCATTGGTTTTAGTACTGTGAAAGTTTTGTCACCTTCGGCCTCTAGTCTACCAAGAATTTCTTCTCCTGAGCTTAATTTAAAACTTACAATGTCGCCTGTTCTGTAGGGTATTTCTATTAACATGTTTATCCTTTAAGTACCTGTTTTAATTCTGTAAATCCGCCTATTAATTTTTCGTCTAAAAAAATCTGTGGAACTGTTCTAGCTGTTGGAACAGCTTCAAGCAAATCTTCTTTTGTGAAGCCATACCCAATTTTTTTCTCTTCAAACTCAATGCCTTTCATCTTGAGCAAGTTTTTAGCTTGATCACAAAATGGACAATGGTCTTTACTCCATACTATCGCTTTCATATTACGCTCTTTCTATTTCTACTAATGTACCTGCACCTGCAAGCTCTTCTACTACTGATTCAAGACTATGCAATATATCGTTGCTGATAATCTCTGTTATGTTCTCACTGTCTTTTAATAGTTTACTAACTTTAATTACTAATACTTCTTCTTGTAGCTTTGCCATAGTGTCTCCTTATATCGCGGGTAGCTCATCATAGTTAATAGAATCGCCCATTATCCCAATAACATAATTAGTTGATTCACTTTCTTGTAGTGCTGTCTGTTTCTTACTAGTATCACTGTGTTTGTTAAACCACGGGATAGGAGTAGATCTAGGAGCAGGATTCCAATACTTGATCCCAACATTCTTTAGTGCATCAGTTGCAGTGAAGTCTACAAAGTCTTTAAGGATATTTGCATTAAGACCAATCACAGGCCCTAACTTAAACAAGTAATCTGCCCATTCTTTTTCTTCTCTAATAACATCTTTATATATCTGTATCACTTCTGATTCACAATCTTTAGCGGCTTGGGCAAAGCGACTGTCTTCTTTAACTACTTGATTAATCAAGTAAGCAGTCCAACCTTTGTGTAATAACTCGTCTTGTAAAATCAAACTAATAATATTACCATTACCAATAAAGATCTTATTCTCTACCATTGCTAGACTTGTAGCAAAGCTAACCATAAAGCGAAACGCCTCTAAACCATAGCTTGCATGTAGGGCTAGATAGATTGCTTTAACATGTTCGTACTCATCAACTGCTTCGCCTAATTCTTTGCGACAGTTAATAATATGGAGCCTATCATAATATAGACCAATACTTGATGCCATTTCTACAATTTCTTTAGTGTCATGGATTGTGTTGAACACATCCTTGGGCACGTTGTAGATGTTGCGAATAATATGACTATAGCTCTTGCTATGAATATTAGTTTCAAAGAAACCCCAGTTGTACATTAATGCTTCTACTTCTGGAAGACTGCATACAGGCGTAAATACCTGTGTTGGGCCTCTACCCTGCAAGCTATCCAAAGCAGTTTGACGAAGTAGGTTACTAGTAAAAATATGCTTGACAGCATCGCTGGCTTCCTTAAAATCATTAGAGTCTTTACTTAAACTGATCTCTTCAGGTTGCCAAAAGAATCCTCGTGCTGTCGCATCGTAGTCGGCAATTTTTTTATACTTTACTTCTTCAAACCGTTGAATAGTTACTGGGCCTGCAGGATCAAGAAACATTTTACGACCAAGGTAATCTGTTTTTGTATTTAGGTTATACTGTGCTTTACTCATAATTTACATGCCTCGCAATCATCGTCATTCATTAGTTCCATTTCAAATTTAGTTTCTTCTATGTGGAAACCATTTATCTTTTCTTCTACTTGTTTTGATCCCGCTTTGTTAATTAAACTATAGTAGAATGTTTTGATTCCCCACATCTGTGCCTGCATTAAGTTTTTAGCAATTAATGTAGTTGGCACCTTTCGGTCTTGAAAATGTGCAGGATTATAAAAAGTATTTGTTGAAATACTTTGGTCCACATATGCTTGTAGCACAGCCGCTGTTTTCAAATAATTAATGCAGTCTTTTTGTTCCCACATCATTTGATACTTGTTTTTTAACTTAGCATACTCTGGAACAACTTGTGTAAATGATCCTGCTTTTGATTCTTTGGTACTAATCAAACTCATTGGCATTTCGATACCATTAGTACTGTTAATAACAACACTAGAACTTTCTACAGGTGCAATAGCCATTTGTGTTGCATTACGCACACCATGCTCTTTCATTTGAACACGTAGGCTTTCCCAGTCAAGCTCAGGAGCAAAATCAGCTAATTCGTTAACACCGTTAGCACGTAGTTCCCATGGAAACTTACCTTGTCCATAACGTGTTTTGTCGCTGTGAGCACATGGTCCACGTTCCTTAGCCAACTCCACAGTAGCTTCTGTAAGATAGTATGACTGATGTTCCATCCATGTCTTAACTTCTTGCAGTGCATCTTTGTCTCCGTACTTAAGACTGCGCTTGGCGTGCCAGTAAGCTAGATTAGTAACTCCAATACCTAATGGACGGATTTCGTCATTGCTTAGTTTACTTTGAATACTTAGAAAGTCTTGGTAATCCAGAATGTTGTTAAGACTGCGATGTAAAATCCGGCAAGCACGGCGCATATCTTCTGGGTTACGGAATGCTCCCCAGTTGATACTGCCCAACGTACATAAAGCAATACGACCATCAGCGTCATCGAGACGCTTAAAAGATTTAGTAGGTAATAAAATTTCACAACATAAATTTGACTGATAGATAGTGTGGTATTCAGGATCGAACGGGCCTTGATTCATCACGTTATCGATAAAGACTAGATAGATTCGTCCTGTATCAGTTCTCTCCTTTAAAATACCACTTTTGAATACTTCCTCGGCACTCATAGTCTTCTTACGAAGGCCTTTTTGTTTTTCGTATTTAACATATAATTCTTCAAACAACTTTGTATTAGAGTAAAACGCTTCGTACAAATCAGGTACTTCATTGGGATCAAAAAATGTTATGTTTTCTTTGTTCTTGAATCGTCTCCAGAAGAAACTACTAAGCACAACCCCATAATCCATATGACGGACTCGGGTTTCCTCTGTTCCTTGGTTGTTCTTAAGTACAATAAGATCATCAAACTGATGATGCCAAATAGGATAAAATACAGTAGCACTTGCATTGCGGATACCTCCTTGTGAACATGATCGCAAATCTCCAAACCACTTCTTTAAGAAAGGTATCATGCCAGTGTGCATGATTTCGCCACCGCGAATAGGACTGCCTAGCGGACGCAACCTACCAATCTCTAAACCAATACCAGCACGTTTGCTGGCATACTTGGCCATCATCTCCCCACTAGCAAATATGCTATCCAAATCATCGTCACTGCGGATAAGAACACAACTACTAAACTGTTTAGTAGGAGTCCCAAGCCCTGCCAACACAGGAGTAGCAAGAGTAAACAAACCATCTGAAGCACAGTTGTAGTACTCTTTGATGTAACGCATACGGGCCGTGTTAGGTTCTTCTTTATGAAATACAGTCGCGGCCGCAACCATATAACGAACTTGTGGTGTTTCATAGATTTCCTTTGTCGCACGATTGCGTACCAAATACTTTTCAATTAACTGTTCAATGGCAGCATAACTGTATTGTTCATCTTTGTCATGATCTAGCATATCATTCATTTTATTCCAATCTTCTTCAGTGTACCACTCAAGAAGTTCTGGAGTATATAGACCAGTAGCTACATTAGTCTTTACAATCTCATAAAGGTGGGGAGGCGTGTAATCACCATACACATCTTTTCTCAACATGCTAAGTCGTTGCTTACCTGCAACGTGTTGATAGTTAGTGTGTCCTAAATCTGGATTTGATTCAACGTCAATAAGATCTACAATGGCTCTTAGAGTTACTTCGTCAATCTCTCTAGTTGTCATGCCGTCGTAAAAATGTGGCTGAGCTTTGATCTCTATCATACTCTGACTTACATCAGCTATGCCCGAACAAACCTTAGCTACTTGTGCCTGCCACTTTTCTACAGCTAGTGGCTCCCTGTTACCCGATCTTTTTATTACCGTAATTTTTGTCATTTATTTTGCTCGTTGAATTATTTGTATTCGATATTTAGTGAAGCGGATGCATCACATATATTCTTTGTGATACCAGATAGTCTGGTAAGGAATTTTGCTTAACTGGGTTATCCTCATCGTAACCAATTACATAATCGTTAACGCAGAGTAGGTAGTGTGTTTGAGATTTAGAATGATCCATAGCAATATGTATCTCAAACATTTTATCTTTAAAACGTTCAGTTAATTGTAATGAATAGCACATTCCTAGTACACGAGAAAACTCACAATATTGATTTTCATAAAGAAGTTCCCAAGGTCCTAACCAGCTAGATTTATCCCAAGGATCTGTTAATATGCTTACATAGGGTGCTAATTTATAAAATACAATAACATCCTTTAGCGGAGATAGCGACAGTTCTAATTGGTCTCTAAAATTTCGCCAGGTGGCAAGGCGCTCTTCATAAATTTGATCAAACATTAAGATAGGTCAGTTTGTTTCGTTTCGACTCTAAACTTAAATTGTGTTCTGTCATCGCTGATCATTAAACTATTGCTTCTAATTACTAATGTATCAAAATTACCGTCAGTGTTAATATCTCTTAGTATAGCATCTAAATAGATACTGTCAAGATATGTTGAGTCGCCAACGTAGTGGTAGTCATCCGAAACCTCTACTCGAGGAGTTCCGGCGCTGACATCAGTCCTACCATTTAACATTATAGTTAATTTTCCAGTCCTCATTGCATTGTATGTTTCACTTACCATTGAATAAGATATTTCAAATGCTTGATTAATTGCTTGGGGTAGGCGAAACAATGTAAGCTGTTGTCCACTTAAAATTGTGAGCTGATGCTCAAAACCCCAACTGTAGTTTGTTGGTCCTTGTACTTCGGCTATGTATGGTACATTGCCTAAGATGTTTGGAGTCACTAAAGGATTAATTGTCTGTGTGTAAGATAATACTCGTGTACGTGTAAAAAAGTCATTAACGGATGTATTGCCTAGTCTTGAATATTTAATGATACTGTATACTGGCTGATCGTCTGACCCACCGTCATTACCGCAGGTTATGAACTTGTTATTTCGACTTACGTTGTAAGTACCTTCATTAATTAAAATTGCCTGACGTTCTATGTTGGTAAACACACAGTCAGACCAAATATTGTTTGTAGGACCTGTAGCTGTACCATTAGCAACTGAGCCGTCAATGGTCATATCTTTACCAAATACAGCACCAAATCCACTTTCAGAAAAATTACAAATACTAAACACATTATCGTTAATGTCCCAGTTTGAAACAATATCATATGCCCAATTTTTAATTGAGCAATTTATAAATTTATTTCGAACAGTTTCAACACCGCCATTCTTACTGTTTAAGGTTAACCCAATATTTGAAGTTATGTTAGTTGAGTTAACACCGTTCTCAAGAGAGTCAGTGCCAAGAGGCAAAATAGTTCCTAGAGACCATGTACCAACTATTTCAACATCTTCAAATATGCTGTCTCTACAACTTTGTAAAACTAAACCTTTGCTAGTACCTACTGCTTTTAATGTTAGACCATACAAGGTAATGTTTCTTGCTTGGTTATTAAATGTGCTAGTTGAGTCAGCAGCAGGTGTACCTGCTGTACTAGAATCGTTTACTGTTTGGAAAACTGCTTTATTATTTCCTATTTGTCTAATTACGGTTTTGCCAGATCCAGCGCCTCGTATCGTAGCGTGTGGCGGGATATAAATCGTGTTACTGATAGTGTATACTCCAGGCTCCATTTCAAGGACTACTCTGTTACTTGTAGTAACTTCTAGTCCACCGTTTAGAAACAATTGATCAATAGCTCTTTGTAGAGCTACAGTACAATCAACTGCTTCAATTCCTTGTACACCAAATGCTTTAACGCTGACTTCGTCATCTAGTCTTTCTTGCAGTGTTCTTCTAACAGGATTTGAAGCATCTACACCAGTAACAACTACGCCGCTGTTTTCTTTGTAGATATAACTATCTGCTAGGGTAAAAAGATCATCGTGTTCGGTAATGATCTTAGTATTACCTACTGTAGGAGCACCTTCCGCTACACTACCGTTGCCTATGTATAGTGCTTGTGTGTCAATTGCCCAGCCTAATTCGCCGCTGGCCAGCTGTGGGAGTCCGGAACCTTGATTCTCCTGCCCTCTTCTAATTTGTATCTTGCTTATTTGTACGACAGCCACTAGATTCTCCTACACAGTTATTTTATATATTTATGCGTAGGACTCGTAATACTTGTAGACTCTATCGTACCATTCTTTGCGCCATTCTTCGTATTCAGCAGGCCATATGTCAAACTGCTGATATTCACAATCTCTAGTACAAATAAACACATGCCCTTCACAAATATTTGTACCGTGCATTTCATTATGTGCTTCTGCATAAGCTACGAGCTGTAGAAAATAATCTTCAATCCACTCAACTTTCTTAGGTTTATTGCTTTGTTTAAAATCCATAATAGATGGATTGCCTTTGTAAACTCCTACTAGATCAGTAGTTCCAGCGTACATTTGTGGCACATATAAGTTTACTTCGCTGCCCCATATTTCGTCAACGTTTGAAAGAGCATGTTGTTTAATCTGTTCTGCCATCTTATGTGCTTGTTGTGCGTAGGGATTTGAACCCGGACTAGGCCATACGGCAGTGTCTATGTAATCTTCAAGATATTTGTGCATGCGGGTTCCAACACCTGCTGCTTCTGTGGTAATTTCAGTAGCTTTTTGTTCGCCTATTCTTTTCCGCCAGGCGTGTAGATGTGTTTTATCTTTGGTAGCATCTAGTATTGTAGTTACTGAGGCTACAGCAAATCCGTCGGGCGTCAAATATTTTCTTTTTCCCTCTACTGACGTTCTTTCTATTTTTTCATACTTGTAACGCTCAACAATTAAAGTCATTATAATTATACTCCTAGTTAACTATACTACACTAGAAATAACTTTTTGTCAAGCAATTAAAATGCTTTTTCAAGAGATTCTGATTTAGACCAGCCTATCAAAAAGTTAGCCTTCCAATGGTTTTGTTCAAAGCCTTTTAGATCTTTCCATTGATCACGTTTGTTCCAAACACGTTGCGCCGCATCTTTCCAGTCCATGTGTCTAATTGTGTATTCTATACATATGAGTTGATTTTTAAACATTTCATAATTAACATTGTCGTGTTCTATGTGTAATACTTCAAACACTTCTCCACTAGGTGCTGTTGCATTTAGATCAAAGTCATAGCCCCATTTCTGTTTTGCTTGCAGTAGCATACGTGCTTGTGGAATTTCTTTAGAAATTTTAGTTAGTTGTTCAAATGCATATTCTGCATAAGAGCACCGATGTAGTATTAGTGAATGATCTAAAAATAAATTATCATCTTCTAATTCAAACCAAGGTTCTTGCCAACACACATGATTTAATATAGGATGATTGATAGGATATTGCATAGCGGAATAAAATTTGCGCTCTGCTTGATTTAACTCAAACCCGTCTTTGTCAAAATACTGAAAATCTTCTTTGTCTAGATTTTCAACTGCTCTAAGACACAACGGATTTGAAATTAACAAATAGTCCTGTCTGGCTAGTCGCATGTTACAATTTGTCGTCTAAGTTAGTTGCTCGTTTAGCCATAGCGCCTACAGATGCTCCAGCATTTGATCTGTCACCTTGAGGTACATCTGATGGTGCTTTTTTAGTCTTAGGTTCTATTCCTCGTTCACTGAAGTTTGCTATTAGAGCTTTTATTCTAGGATCTGTGTCATAGGCTGCTTTGAAAGTATCGTAATGAAACTCTTCAGAATCTACATTCTGCATTAATTTATTAAGATCAAGATTCATCGCACCTGATTTAATTTCATTTGGTCTGGGCTTATTAAAATGCAAATAGGCAGTAGTACCTTTACGGTCTGCACTGCCTATTACTGTTCTTAAAACTTGTATTAGTTTTGTTGAGTCAATTGATGTTTCAGCTTCAGTTACTTTTTTTTTGAACTTAGTAATGTGCCTAATCTGCGGGAAAACTGTATTGATTCGCGCTTTGCACGACCAGCTTCTTCAGCACCACCTGCTGCTGGAGCGGCTGTTGCAAATTCATCTTCATCATCTAGAGTTGGTTCCATGTCATCGCCTATATCTCCGCCCATGTCTGGCAATGGCTCTTCATCGCCTACGTCTGCGCCCATTGTGTCTGTCGGCTCAGCTTCACCTGTTAGTTGTCCAACACCTTGTGTTAGTGCAACACGAGTAGTTTCCATTGCAGCATACAATGATTCTAGTGCAGGCTTAACTGAGTTAACAAATGCGTCTGCCTGTTCTTGGCCCATTTCATCACGCACTGCGTCAGCTAGGTCAAGCATAGATTCTGTCTGCATTTCTGCTGTGTCTTCCATCCAACCAGTAAGACGATCAACCATATCTTTAGCTGCCATTACTAGCTCTGCATGATCTTCTGCGCCTTCAACTATTCTAGAATCTTCGTCTACAATTTTAGCAATTTTCTTTTTCTTTTCTTCTTTTTTACGCTTTTCATCAGCAGTCTTTTTAGGATCAGCTACATCTTCGCGCTCTAAAATAGCAGCATTTAAAACGTCTAGGAATAGTTTTGATTTTTGGTAGCTTTCGTTCTTAAGTACAGAACCAAAACTTTCATTTGTTTCTACTTGCGAAATCTTTGTGCGCAGTCTGTTTCGAGCATCCTGTAGTTGCTCAAGCGTAAAAGCACCGATATCGATTCTAGTGCCGAATCTTTTAGCTAAACTTTCGTTTAGGCTTTTAGCTGTCATTGGTTTAGATATTTCTCTAATATTCATATTAACTCTTCCTAGTTTGAATAGCGTACACTTTATTTAGTCTTTTCATCCTAAGATGATTCGATCTAGCTGTTGTTTAGCTTCTGCAGTTCTGGATCTTGCTATGTCGTAACGCATTTCAAGTATGTCTTTCCTGTTATAATCTTTGGTAGTTTTAATGTTGTGCTTGTAAAATACACAATCATTATACCATTTTTGTATGTCTTGATCAAGGCTCATTATTCGTGTTTTATGATCAGTCCCAGAAGCCATTGATTTTGCTAGGGCTATTGCTGAAGTTTTGCAAAAAGTTTCAGCAATCTGCGCATTGTACTCGCAATCAAAAATCCTAAAAAAACCTCGTTTGTTTTCTCTAACAACATATTTTCCTATGCGGATACTGTTTCCTTTTTGATATGGAAACTTAGCAGGATCAATCTTTACATCCAACAGTTCTTCTAGGTCTTGTATTAGTTTAATTTTGTTAATCATTTTTAATCACCATAACAGAACCGTCGCTCCTTACTTTACTTATAAGACTTTTGCGCACTAGGTTTTCTATTATGAAACGATCACGTTCGTTGAATTCGTGTAGATAGGTTGCAGCTTGGATGCTGTTGTATACACGAGCTTCGTCGTTGCTCATATGTATTGTAAACGAACTGATCAGTTGGTTGATTTTCATATTTCGTCGTCAAGCTCTACTTTATCGCCCGGTTTAATTGTTGTGTTTGGTTTAGACATAGTTGCTTGCCCGGGCTTCTGCTGTGCATTTGTACTTAATTTAACTTTTCCAGTAGCAGGATCTTTAGCTAGAGCTTGCGGATTTTTCTTTAGATCAATCACAGTTTTAGTACCGTCGCCATTATCAATTTCTGCACTTTGATTAGGCATCACTTTAGTAACTTTTGAGGGCTGCATTACTTCTGAAATTTTCATTATATTTTCCTTGCTCTGTTTGTTGAATGTCTTGGTTTATTTAACTTCTTAAGTCTAAGAGATGCAGAATTTGATCGTTTTGTAAGTTTAGATTTAACCTTCATCGATCCGCCCTTTTTCTGTTTTGTTTGTTTTAGGGTAACACTCTTTTGTATGTCTATGGGCTTGTTGCATGCTGCTGGAGAACTCATAACTCTGCCCTTGCGAGGACCATATGTGCAGCGATACTTACGAACAGTTTTATTTCCCTTGCGGCCCCAAGTGTTTCCACCAGCTTCAAATAGTTCTCTAATAAACATATCAGTGTTTCCTAGTTGATTTATTAAGCTGTTGAACTCTCTTGCTAGCTGAATTTACTCGCTTAGTTCTATTTGACTTTCTTGACAATCTAGCACCCATACGTGCTTTTGTAACTTTTAATCTTTTGCTTTTCTTAAGATCCGGTGGTGCAAAACATTGACTCATGTTGGCTACAATACGCCCGTGCCGACGACCGCCCATGCATCTATATTTGCGAACGACCTTTTTTCCGCTACGTGCCCAGACTTGTTTCTCGTCAAGGCTTATGGTAAGTTCTCTTAATAACATGCAGTTATTTATCGGGATAGGTCCCGACTAAAGATTTCAGATTCCGAAGAATTTAAAAACAGTTTGAATAGTGAGATTGCCGGTCCATCCAAGACCTGCGATGAATGCTAGAGATACCAAGCCGTATTTTAACAACTTGTCTTTGGCTTTTTCCATCTCTGCTATTTTAGCGGATAACTGTTTGTGTTGTTGGCAGCTGTCTTCATGCATACTGTGAAGCTGTGCTTTGAGCTCATCGCCTGTTCTGTCTAGACAATCGTGAATGTCCCTAACATCGATCTTGAGATCATCTATTTTTTCGTCTAAGTTTATTACCTTAGTTTCTACTATACCAAGTCGTTCTACTGTTGTAGCCATTTTAGGCGTTCTCCGTGTATATTAAGTCAAGGTCCTTTCGGACATGTGTTTAAGTTGAAATCGCCTGTTGTGTGCCTTGTGTATTATTTATCTAGTTGTTCAAAAATAATGTTTGTGTGATTAGGGTCTTGCGTTCTAAATACGTTGGAGTCAAACTTTGCATCTTCTGTAAGGTCTGCAATAAATGGTACTAAATCAAAATCGTTAAGCATCATGTCTACTGATAAACTAGCTTCAGCTTCTACATAAAACTCCGCAGTCCACACAGTTTTTTTGCCCTTAAAACTAGATCCAAATATCTTTGCATCTTCTTTAGAAACTTTTATATAAAAGTCAGTAGCGTTGGTGCGTAACCCTATGGTATTATAAAGGGTCATAAAGTTTGCTTGTTGTCTAGTAAGCTGGGGATCATCACCTTTTCTAGCTCGTGTTTCTGTTATATCAACAAGTGTCTTGATTTTAAATTTCATCTAGTATTTAACAGCCGTAAAAAAGCCCACTGTAAAAGTGGGCTTAGTCTTCCCATCCCGGGGAATATTACATTGCGTACAATGAACTTGGCTCTGTTACAGTTAGTGTACCACCTGCTGTGAATGTCCAAACACCGCTTGATGTTAGGGAACCAGCACCAATGATACGACCAGCACGGATTGCTAGTGCATCAACATCCAATGCATGACGATCACCAAATGCAAGGATAGCAAGGCCATCACTCTTAACTTGGAATACTGCTGAAGTTGTACCAATTTCGTCGGTTACTGGTGTTGCTGAAGTTGCTGTTAGAGCAACTGCGCCATCGGAACCGCTCAATACATATTTGTATACGGTTTGTTGGAATGTACGTTGTACTGTACCTAATGCTACTGCTGTTGGGTTAACTCTTGTTACTGAAGGCATTTTATTTCTCCTTTATCAAAAATGCACATCTTCTCGCTCCGAGAAGTTGTTATAATTATTTAGCACTTTGATTAAAAAGAGGCGAATTAGCTCTTGTTTTTGGCTCTTTTATGCAGTAACTTGAGCTGTTGAATGTAGGCTGTACCAGAATTTACTATGTCTTCTACCATTTCAATGATAGGCATGTATCCTTCTACGAATGTACTAGGTACACTTTTACCTTCTTCTGCAAGCTCAACAAACTTTGTAGCTTTCATAGCGTTTTCTAATCCAACTAGGTAACCATAAAGAGCAACACGGCGTTGTTTAGAGAGACGCTCAACACGCCTACCTCGTATTCTGTCTAGGGCGTCTTCGTCAAGGTGTTGTTCAACAAGTCCTTCTTCGTACAGACCCTTAATGAAATTCATGTCTTTCATATTATAGATATTTCTTTACAAACAATGCTGGAATTTCGTGATAGTCTTTGATGTCAAGAAAATCAGTTAAACCATTTGATGTTTGAATATCCTTAGTAAACTGCATTCTTACCTGCGGTTTTACTTTGTCAGTGGTTGCTAGCATACGTAATATTTGAGCTTGGTCTGCTGTAACTTTAAAAGTTTTGCCGTCGTCGGTAGTAACAGTGTTTAGAGGCTTAGGATTTTCTTGACTATCTAATACTTTTCCTAGTTGATTAAACATTGTTTCATTTTTAAAGCCGGGTGCATCTGCACCATCATCTTCTGGTCTAGCATCAAAGTCATCTAGTACTTCTGCTGTGATTTGATTTAGGTGATTTTCAAATTCTTTTAGATAACTATTCATTAATCTCTCTCCACTGCTCTGTTAGCTTTTGTAAAAAATTCCCTTGGAACAAGTTTGATATCGCCTTCAGGATGAGCTAGAACGTAACCTTCACCGCCGGCTTGTCCGTTAATACTTGCTTCTATGTCAGCACCGTGTTGATCTAGCTGTCCAATGATATCATCTTTAACACGCATAATTCCATCAACTACTTGCCATAGAGCATTAAAGCCTGATACATTCTTGTTGATCCACTCAATCACTTTACGTTTCTTTGCTTCGCTAACTTTGCTAGATGCAAGCCAGCCTGCAAAGTCTTGTGCTAGATTGTTAATGCCTGTATCTACTTTTGAGTTTAGGTATGTGTAAAAGATTGTTGGTAAGTCGGTAAGCTGTCCTGCTTTGAGTTGTTCTGCATTTAACAGAGTATCCATAGCTTTAGCGTTTTTATTGATTAATTGTCTTAGCTGTTTTAAACTAGAGTCGTCAACTTCTGGAGGACGTTGTGCTGTTACAGAAGGTACTACTAATACTTCAGGACCGTTAACTATACTGTCAATCTCGCCCGGCTTTAATGCACGTTCATTACCAATCTCATCAACGAATCTATGTACTACAATTCCTGTAGTACTTGCGCCAATGCGCTTGCCTATATCAGAATTCTTATCTACAGCATATTGTACAACGTTAGGTTTGAATACATAGCGGCCGTCTTGTTCTGGAGGTGTTGTAAAATACAACAGGTCTCCTTTAAAGTAGCCTCTAAAGTTTTCGTCTGTAGCTCTTTCAAACTTATCAAATATATTTTTCATGTTACCTGCAAACTTTACGTATCCAGGATTTTCTCTGTTCTTGCCGCCTGAACGATTCAAGAACATGTCTTCTAATTCTTCTGCACTCTTTGATTTTCCGTCGTAACCTTTAGCAGTGAAACCACTCTTGTCCGTAAGGATAAAATTACCTTCTTCATCACGTCCAAAAATAACTGCCGGACTACCATCCCACTTAATGGTAACATTCTTATGACCTCCGGTCTCTAATTTCTTTAGACTTTCTAATGCGCGAACTGCGCCTGCACTACCTTCCCAAAATATTAAATCTTCTGCGTGTTGTATGCGAGCACCTTCATCTAATTGCAACGACTCGTTGGTCTTTTCACCTACAAGTTTTCCATGCAAGGGATGATCAGTACGCCCCGCTTTGGCTTTTGGCATTTTATCTTTGCCTTTGGCCTGACCCTTAGAGCCAGTAGCATATTCTTTAAATTCGTAGAATCTCATTAGCGCATCCTAATGCCGTTGCCTAGCATAACAGTACTGTTTAGATTGATGCCAGCTAATTGTTTTAGCCGTGCAATGTCTGTACTTTCAGGCAATGTTAAATTATCTCTAGCAAATGTTTCTTTTGCATCTGCTACTAATTGTTCGTAGTTAGGCAAGCTCTTAGCCTTGCCAATAATAGTTTCAACACTGTCAAGGTCTTCGACATGTGCTGTGGGACCTAACAGCTTAACAGCAATCTCAGCAGGGACTTTAGAAATAAGTTCATTAGTGTCTCTGTCAAGTAGTCCTACATTAGCACTCCATTTGAATCCGTTTGCTTTTGCAATACTTGCCATCAGTATCTGTTTATGTACACCCTTGTAAGGACTCTGCTCATCACTGGATCCACGTAGACTCCAGGTCATCCATTGTGGGTCACCAAACATTAGATCTGTTTGTACAAATCCGCTTGCTTCATTGCCACTAATAGGTGTTAGGAAGTGTACAGAGATACCGCTTTTCTTGATGTATACTTTAGGATCTTTACCGTTGGCCTTACACCAAGCTGCTAATTTTTGTACTAGTTCTTCTTTGGTTACTTCTTCTTGATTAACTGCAATGTCTAGGTCTCCAGAAGTTTCTTTGCGACCAGTGCTACCTAATTTAAAATCCTTGTGTGGAATGCCTGTAATTTTTTCAAGCCAAGCTAGAGTAGGATCAACATCGGCTCTGTTGATGCGCTGTGTTAAAGGTTCCTTAGTCTGTGGATCCTTAAAGATGTTACCGCCTTCATTCAATCTCATTTTGTTTACTCTCAATAACTTTTTGAATGCCACGCTTAAATTTACGAGGGTCGCCGCTCTTAATTGCATTAATGAATCGACGTTCTAGTTCTCCAGCAGTTTCAGCTTCGTAGGTGTTTGATATGCGATTAAGTAAGTTAATAGCACTTTCTATGATATTGCTGCCTGATGTTTCTATTAGAAGATCGTTATCCTTGGTACGACCAAGATTATTAAGTTCTTCTAATATGCTTCTAGTTCGCTTTCTCATTTGTTACACTCCAGTGTATTATTTAGTGTAACATGCACAGAAAGAATATGTACATATGACAGACTCAAACTCCTGTAATAACATTTTCGGACCCTGTTGCAATTATGTGTCCACAGGATGCAGCATCACCTTGACGTGCAAC